AAATATCCATCGATATAATCTTCAATATAGAACCCGTCGCTATCCAGTTTATTTAACTTTTTCATAATGCCCTCTTCAAATAACCCAAGATGATTTTATTCCGATGTCACCATTCCCAGTTATTCCGTAAATTCTTAACGCCCCATCCGCCCACAATGCAATTCTCGATTGCGCTGTAATGCCACCGAGCGTGCTACCTGAAATTGGCGCGACACTCACTTGATCCTCTGATGGTCTATATCCAGCGGGTAGATTTGCAATAACTGAGGTATCCCCCCATGCACCGGCTGTGATAACTCCTTCAACATATACGACTCCATTTATTTTTCGATAGATTGCATTGTGATAACCCTGAAGTGGTAACCAGCCATTCAGAAGAGTTAGAGGGATCCATGGCGTATTTGCTATCCTACTAGCAGTGAACGCGTCTGCTTCTAAAGTCGTAGTGCGCGATGCAAGTTGTGTTATCTGCGTTGCTAACTCCCCTCCAGTTTGTTCAAACTGTTGAAATGTAACTGGCTCTAACGGCTCTGTTGCATCACGAGACATTAATATCGGGCCAGTGAATTCACCGCCAGCAATATCCATTTTTTTTGCGAGTTCAGTTGTAAGTTGATCTGTGCTCGCTTTTTCATTAATCAGAGACTCAAGCGCAGACATATCAATGCTATCTGCTGATGCTTTTGCTTGTGCCGCAAATTCTTCAGCTTCATCTCGAAATCCATTAGCCTCTGCTTTATCGTCAGCCGCTGCCGCGGCTGAAGTACCCGCTAATTCTGCTGCAGATAATGCTGAGTTCGCACTAAATACAGCTGCATCTTTGCTAATGCCGCTCTCTGTCGCGGCTTGCGATGCACTGTCAGAGCTGTTTGCGGCAAGCGTGGCGCTGTCTCTTGCATCTGTTGCTAGCTGCTCTATTTCTGTGTGATGCTTAGCAACAAGCAGGGCGAGAGAATCAACATCCGATTTAGCCGTTTCTGCTCTATCTCGTGCAGCCTCAGCTCTGTCTGCGTCATCTTTTACTGCCGCTGTAATGAGATCGGTCGCTTCCTGAGCTGCATTCATTGCAGCGTCTGTCGCAATACCTGCCTGCCGTATTGCTTCATCTTTTGACTCGCTGGCTTCTAACGCAGCCTGCAGTGCTTCTGCACGTAATTGTTCGAGCTGGCGAATAATTTCAGGCGTACCGTCTTCTTCTCGTAAGGCTGTTAGAAAGTTATTTAGTGTCCCAGCCAGCGAATCGCTGTAAACAGTAATAGTTCCGACGTTGCGCGTATTGATGCCATCAACCCACAGTAGCACGTCATATTGTCCGGGTTCGACGTTGAGCGAGTAAGAGCCATCTGCGCCAGTTATTGAATTTGATTCAAGAGTCGTTATCACAGTTAAAGAGGTTTTAACCGCACGTAATGTGATGCCAATATGCGCAGCCGGTTCACCGGTTGGCCCCGGAAGAACACCAGAAATTTTAATGCTCATGAGAGTCCTTAGTTAGAAATAATCGTTGGCATCAATGACGGGGAGGGGGAGTGTTGTAATTGCGAAGTCGATCCAGTAGTCAGTTGCAATATAGTTCGTATTTAATCGCCCAAGAAATGCAGTGACAGCATTGCCGCTCATTCGCATACCCGCGAAATAATTCATAACATTTGTACTGCTTCTCAGTTCATGCACTCCCAGCCTGCAAAGCGGGACCATCATTCGCCCGACATCTGCGGGAGCCGCGCTATAGTAGCCGGGCACATATTGAATGCCCACCGTCCCGCGCAATAACAGCGGGGCGCTATCAGATGAAAATGTGCATTGTCCAGCCCGATTCCAGATAGCGAGACCGTAACGTGGTGGAATTTGTGGCGCGCCATTGGAAAAAATGCAGATATACGCAGTGATATTGATGTCTACTTGATTGACGCCGATAGTCCCACCCCTGCGCCACCCTGATATTGTTTTTGTTGTTTCATCAAAATCAAGCGTAATATCACCGCTGTCCCAGTGTGCAAATACTGTACAACTTTCACGGAAGGGTACGTCGCCTGGCACCTGCCAATTCGGCGCAACTTGCACGATGCCGCGATAGACGCAGGCTCCACTGATCGATGCATCATTAATTTCTGCATAATTCGTTGCATCATATAAAGCCAGTCCGTAGTTGCCGCCTACAGATGATGCGCTCATTACCTGCATGCAGCGGAATTTTACCGGACGCCTTCCTTTGTCGTAATATGGATTAAAGTTTCTTAATTGAGTGTGAACAATACTGCCATTTATCGATATTGATCGTGCTGCAAGAGTGCTCGCAACCGCCGAACCGGGCGACTGATAAACAATTGCAGTGCTAATGGGGAGCACAAACATTTGTGCTCCGGGAGTGACATTGGGCACTTGAACAACGGAAGATCCGTCATCATTGAGAAATGACGGAGTGAACTCACCCAAATAACTTGCGGCCCGCGCTCCACTTGTTATGTTTATTGCGGAGCCACCATCGTTGGGGCGTATTTGTAAGCCATAAAAACCCATATCATTATCCCTCGATCCACCCCAGCGCAAGCGCTCTATCGCCCGGTCCGCGATAAACAGTGATTGTCTGATTTGTTATTTTCATTCCGATAGAATCCGGCGTGGCCTGCATAATAATATTTCCATTTCCGTCCACTTTAAACAAATTCGCAATATTAATACTGCCGCCGTTTATCGTATTAGCATTCATTGTTGTGCCCGTGATTGTCGAGCCATAAATATTTGTGCCGTTTATTTGACCTCCGTTAATTGTTGAACCTTCAATTAGTGTACCAACAAGATGTTGCACATTAATATATTTCGATATTATCGCCCCGAACTCTGCATTATCGGCCATTAGATGGTTTATATATATCGTGCCATCTTTAACAACAAAGGGATTTATATTGGTATTAGCACTGCGATTAACGACAGCAAATATGTCAGCATCAACAATGCATTTAATTCTCTCTTTGCCGTCATCATCAACTTCAATCGTTAGACCGATGCCACCTGCAATATGTTCATTGCCGACTTTTGCAGTCCACATATCAATAGTTTCTTCCAGCGGCTTACGCAGTTCATCACGCAACTGCTCAGCACCGATCTCGCCGTCCAATAGCTCGATAATTGAACTCGGATCATGTGTAGTTTTAGTTTCAACTTTAAAGAATGCCGATTTACCGTAACTATTTATTCCCCGCACCCAATAAAAATAAGTGGTGTTCTGCATCAGTCCTGAGTGAGACATGCTGACACCGGTACCGACAAACTTAGCCCGCGTCGTCACCTCATCAATCGGAATATCTTCTGTGTAGTACCAGAACTCGCACAATGTGCCGATTGTGGTAATGCCATTAAATCGTGGGATTAATATCAGTGACCAGTTCCCGGTTGTCACATCAACACCAACCGGTACCGGTGGCGGTTCGATAACAAATGAGATACCCGCTGGCGCTGACTGAACACCTATGACACTCACCGCCCGAACCTGCGCCATATAGGGACCACTTGGTAATCCGCTCAGTTGCAAACTGCTGCCGGGCACCTGCGCGGTAAATACCACCGTTCCGTCTGAGTGATAAATTGTGATGTTGTTATAAGAAATACTGCCGATATTGGTCCATGCCAGTACGCCCTGCACAATATCGCCTACAGTTTCATTCAGCAGCTGCAGGCCAACGGGTGATGCCGGGCCATTCGTCGGTAGTTGCGTGAACGGCGGGCGGGTGAACGGTTCGCCAATTGCATCATCGTAAAACTCGGCTGACTCCTCTTGGAGAGTAATTTCTGCCCCACCGTCCATACTAAATTTCCAGCCAGTGATCCGGTTCTCTGACTTGAAAACGCCAATGCTCTCCATATCAAGCTCAATGACGCGTCCGGGCCGGTATGCGTAGCCACTTAGATTGGTCTTTGCGACAATGACGCGCCCGGCGCGCTTGCGGCGTAACAGAATATTGGCCACGCGCTGTGCTTGATAGGGTGTATCGACAAAGCGTAAATCAATATCCTCTTTGATTTCTAACCCGTCCTCGACAATCCATTCATCTACCCTGATCGGGGGGAAGTCGGTTTTCGTTGACTGCTGATCACGATCAACGAAGGTGCCATAGATCGCATTAGTTGCATCACGTAACGATGTTTCAGTTGTGATCTGCACAGAATCAGCCATCTGATGTTCGTTGAGCGTCATTAATGCAGGGCCGTAGTAAGCGCCAACAAGAATTCCGTGTTGACCGGCGATGTAAGTCGGTTCGCCAGCACAGCAAATGTGCATAGCGTCGAGCATTGCGGCTGGGGTTTCTGACAGATCAAAGCTACCGTTCATTGTGTAGCGCGGCTCGTAGCCTCCTTCTGGGGTCACAACCATCTCAGAGCAGATGTTGGCGGCTTGCTTGAATTGCTCCCAATTGATTTCCGCGTCAGGCACTTTCAGCACGGAGCGGTAATAATCAAGCACGCCCAGCGCAAGGTTATTACTCCATTCTGTCACGCCTGTGCGCGGGTCATACAAGCGCTTACCCCACACCTCCGCTTTGACATTCGGTAAACCATACGGGAATTTTTCAGCGTTAAACTTAAGGGAGACTCGTAGCCAGGACAACCCCTCCCCGATCATGTCCTCTTTCCATGAGGGGCAATTTTCAAGCATAAACGGGTCACACGTTGTTCGGGCGTTATGAAGTTCCCACGTCGCAAAATCTTCAAACGTAGTTATCAGATCATCGCCCAGCCATATCCGATCAATGCGCTCGATTGGATGTCCGGCAAGGACAATAACCATGTGTATCCATTCCCCATCATCCTGCTCACCCGCCTCCTCTTCAGCAAACATCAGCAGTCCGGAAGTGACTGTTTTACCAACAACTACATTTTCGGGTGCGACAGCAGAGCGGAGCATTTGCTTGCGTTCGGACTGATCACGATATGTATCAATTTTAGGTTTTTTAGCAAGCAATTGGTTGGCAGTATTCATTGCCATGCCTGCGGCAATTAAATAATAGTTGCCACTCATAGCTCCTACTGCCATCATCGCGGCTCCAGCCAGGGACACTATAACTTTACCCATGCGCCCCCCATGCCGTTTCTGCTATTACATTTGTCGGTCCTGCGCCGTGCTCTGCTGTAGACCAAATCTGCCCGTTCCATATCACGCCGGCTGTTGGCCCTTGATCCGCAGTGAATACGACAATATCCCCTCGCTGCGCCAACTTAACAGGCACTCGCTCAAAGACGGCATCAAAGATGGCGTTGATACTGCCATGCCCGCGCAACAGCGCTTTGCGGGCAGACAATGCCGAGTTGTACTGGCCCCGATAATCAGCTAAAGGATCTATGCCGCACACTGCAAGCGCACAATCCGCCGCAAACAGGCAGCAGTCATGCTCGCCCCACGAAAAAGGCCGCTCGGAAGCGGCCCTCAATACTTGTGCAAGTCTTTTTTGCCAATCTGGATAGCGCATATTTATCCTGTTTATTTATACACAAATACAGGCGCATCTTTCTTGCTGCCCCAGTAGATGGACCGATCAGCCATTTGAGCGACATAGCGGAAGAAGTGATCGCCCGGTGCTCGCGCAAGATGAGATTCATTATTAAAACGGTTGGGTAGGGCCATTTGCCAGCGCTCAAAGCGATTTGTGAGATTAACTGATATGGCGTTCTGCTTGCCGCTCTCAATATTTGATGTCGCTATCTCGCCGCTATAAATTAAATCAGCTGCCCCTACTTGTCCGTTATCGTCGATAGCAACTAAAATAACTTTAGCTGACCGACCCCGGCAGCGCTCATTCAAAAAAGTGGCTGTTAAGGCCGTTTCAAATCCGGAAACCTGTAGTTGAAGTTGCGATGGGGATGTCCCATTTTGCTCTGTCACCTCCTCAACCTGCCCGAACGCGCCAACCCCCAAGTAGGTTTCCCCGTCGATAACCAGCGGGCCTACGCCTGTATGTCCGCAAACAACACCGGTAATGAGATCAAGTCGAAATGCAGTGACTGTAGTGACATTTTGTCGTGAAAGAAAATCAATCATTGAGTCTGAAAAGGGATGATAAAGCATTAAAAAGCCTCCACAAATTGTAATGTCACGCTGTGAAATATACCGGGAACCCGTGAGAAGCTCCCTTGGTTCTCATCTGACAGCCTGAACACCCCCGTTGGTTTTCGGCACTCAATTGGCGCGCCGGCTACCGGTGGCCAGCGCAACTGAGGTGAGATGCGAATGACCGCCTGGCCGCTGATGTCGCTGCGCACGTCCTGCGTGACCTTTTTCAGTTCATCATTCACAGTGATGTAATCCCCTCGCTGCAATACCAGCCGCTCTGGCAACCAGCCACGGGTACTTAACAGTTTTCCCCGCTGCTCGGCTACACTGACAATCGGTGTCCCTGCGGGCGCGCGCCCGCCCCTGGCGAAATCCCACAGACGCACTCGACCCGCCACACCATCCAACTCTGCAATCAGCGCCTCAAGCGCTCGAGCGTCTCTATCTTTTCGATTATTAAACGTCACGGATATGCTCCAGCGTGAACCGGGGAATGATGCTGTTTGAGATGAGCCGGAGAAGGGTGACTGAAAGATTTTTGAGTTTGACAGCATCTGGAGACTCATTTCATTGGGTACTAGAATGGCTGGCCACTCAAGTATTTCAGCCATTTGATTACACTCCTAATGTGCGTCTTGCTGGGCCGTTTGTTCGTAAATCTTTGAGCAACTCAGCCTTAGCCTGCGCCGCCCCATTTTTTGCCGCAGTTTCCATTGCCTGGATCAGTGCCTGATCGCCACTGCCGTTGATTGTGAAATTAAAATGATTAGTCTGCGTTACGCCCACGTCACCACCTCCTGACAATGCGTCAATATCCGGCTGTCTGGCTGATACTGAGCGAACACCCAGCGAACCGTCGGCGGCCCGAGTTAACGGCATAATGGCTTCCGGCCCCGCCTCGCCCATCACCCCCGCCCCCTTAGCAAAGGCAAATAGCGTGGGAGAGCTAACAACTTGCCCGCTATAGGCGCTTAGACTCGGCGAATCATAGACACCGCCCTTTGCATTAAATGACAATCCGGAAAATGAGCCGCCAGAAAAGGCGTTGTTTGCTGCACCAGAGCTAGCCCCGCCACCGAAGCTGCTACTCACCCCCGACACCATCTGAAACATTAGAGCCTGCGTTTGGGCCTGAATAAAGGCTTTCACTACTGTATCCATGATGGTGTTGGCCATGTTATTCATAGCTTCGCTAAATGACTGCTGACCACTTAGCACACCCGTCACCATATTTGCGGTACGATCGCCAACATTAGAAATAAGGTCCATTTGCAGTGTGTGAAGGTCTGACTGACTGCGATAAAGCTCAATAGCGGCATTTTCTTGCTGCTTGGCTGATTGATTAGTTGCGGCAACCATTAGCTCTTCGAAACGCTGCTTACTGATCACTTCATTAGCATAATATGTTTCATATAATGCTTTTTGCCTGGCTAGCTGATTTTGCAGATTAACGACAGGGTCCACCGCGCCAGCCAATTCAGCGCTACTACTGACTGCGTAGTCCTGATTAGCGCTGGCGAGCGCACTCAGGTAATCGTAATGAATTTTTTCTTTACGTTGATAAAGTTCTCGTGCGCTTTGTATTTCACCACCCTGCTCCTGTCGTTGCAGTTGCTCCAGTGATTTACGCTGAGATTCTGCGGCGGTGCGGTAAGGATCTGACGCAATAGCGGCATTATGATCTTCCCATCGCTGCTTTGATTCAGTCAGTGTCTTGTTGAGCCGCTCTAATTCAGATCGTTGAATGTCAGTATATTTAGCGCTGGTTTCGATTGATGCCGCAAATAATGCAGCAGCTGCATCACCCTCACTCAGCCGAACGGTCTCTACCCGAATCTCTTTATTCAGATTTGAGATAGCCTGCTCATATGCTTTTGTGGCGCTCTCTGTCGCCTTAGTTGCACTTGCCGCTTTACTTTTTGCTTGCTCATCTGCCTTGTTCTGCTCGGTCTGATCGTAATTCCTAAGCTCACCCCTAACGAACTTTGATACCTCCGCTGAGTTGGTGATTTTCTGGCGCTCAGCCTCCTGCCTTGCAATTTCTTCCGCTTGTGCCCTGCCGGATAGTTTTAAGATTGCAAGTTTATCGTCCTGTATTTTCTGTGCTTTTTGTAATTCTTCACTGGTTTGGGTGCTCAGAGTAGCTGAGTTGAACGCAGTCTTTGCTTGAGTAGCGACATTTATAGAATTAGTAAAGTGAGCCATCATTCCTGCTGCAACACCTACCTCCACCTGCTCAAGCTTAAGAATGCCAACGCCCTCTTTAAGGGTCCCGTTTAATTGGGCGCTTAAAACGTTAGCTGCATTTACGGCTCGACTTTTGCTGTCCTGTGCGTCGGACAGATCTTTGAGTGCTATCGCCTGATTGTTTAGTGAAATATTCAATTCTTCAGCGGCTCGCTTACCAAACACTGAATCTTCACCCCAGTGATATATTTGGCGGCGATTTCGCTCAATCGCCCTGGTCGCTTTGTCGTAGTTTTTTTGAGCATCAGCGACAACAGAAGAAAGTGCTGGCAATGAGTTATTCAGCTTGCCGAGTTCGGCTGCTAATTGAACATTTCCCATTTCCCGCATTTTATCGATAAGCCCGCCAACTCCGCCCGCTAGCTCTGTTGCTGACCGCTTTGCTTGCTCTGACTTCTCGTAAAAATAAAATAAAGCTCCGGCAGCAATCATTGCCGCACCCACCGGCCCACCCACCAGCGCGAGCGCTTTACTCGCCAACCCGGCCGCAATACTCAGCCTGCTTTTGGCGGCGGCAAGAGCATCAGTTGCAGCGATTTCGGCACGAGTTGCGGCGACAACAGCGGCAGAGTTGACAGCTAATTGAGCGCGAATGGCAGCGCGGGTTTTCTCTGTTTGCGCTAACTGAAGCTGTGCGACAAGTGATTGTTGGGCAACGACAGCAGACTCTCTTTCGGTTCGAATTTGGACAAGTGAAGCCTGAATTCCTTCGCGCTGAGCAACAGCCAATGCCAACTGTGACTGAGTCGCAGTGATGAATGTCTTTGTTGTGCTTGTCAGGCTGCTTGCCATGCCGCCAAAATAGCGCGCCATCCCAACGCCGACAACGGCGGCGCCAGCAATGGCAAGCACATCAATATTGTTCGCCGCACGTGAAATAATGCCCGACATTGATGCAGTCACACCCATGGCTGTATTGGTATCGCCGATGTATCTCTTCCAGTGATTCGACAATTTAGTAATTGCATCACCGACCGATGTCGGCATAGCCTCTGCAAGTTCAGCATTGCGATTTTTTGCAGCAATAGTGGCTTTAGCGAACGTATCCATTGATAGTTTGCTGCTTGTTGCTAGCTTTTTAACTTCTATTTCCGTAATGCCAAGATATCGCGCTATGTCACCAGCAATTGTCGGCATAACGGCCATAATTGTGTTCCACTGAACGCCAGATACCGTGCCTTTAACCATTGATTTTGATAGGGCATCAATTGCGCTTTGCCCTTTTTCTGCGCTTGCAGCATTAGTCGTTAACGAGCTAGATATTGAATCAATGAAATCAAGGGTACCTTCCGTTGAAAACCCCAACTCTTTCATTGAATTTGATGTGCGGATATACAGCTCTGATTGCTCTTCAATACTTTTATATGTCCTGTCGCTGATCTCCATCAGTCGCTGCTGAACATTGTTATATTCTTCTTGTGAGCCGGTTGCTATTTTAATGCGTGATGATAATTGCCCGTACTGATCTGCGGTACTGATCAGGCTGCTAACGGCGAAGGCTCCAGCAAACATGCTGATCATCCCGCTAGCGGACTCTTTAACTGTTACCAACTCGCTATTTAATTCACTTAATGCCTGCCTGCTTTGGCGTGTAGCAGCTTCTGCTTTGCGTGAGCCACCTTGCATTGTTTTGTAATACTCTGAGCCCATGCGTGATGCGCGGGCAATTTCAGATTGATATGAAGATGAATTGGCTGAGATTTTAATAATCAGCTCACGCAAAGTGCTAGCCATTTGTTTTCCTTTAGACATAAAAAAGCCGCATCATTGGATGAACTGAGCGGCTCTTGTCTTATTTAAAATTAAAACGCTGTGGGATGCAGCCCAAAGTCTCCATTTGTTCCGTAGCCTATCCGATACATTAACGCCCGACCCTCGGTTACATTTCCAGACTGCTCACTCATACCGCCGCCGCATATCCCTTTTGGCCATGCGCTAAAAATATGCTCTCCATATGCTGGGTAGACTATGACCATTTCTGAGGTATTTAAGTCTGCCACTTCATTTCCATCAACAAATATTCTCGTCAAGCAAACGCTACCCACAAAGCCCGAGTCTCTCTTTATAATTACCTTCCCTGTATTTTCTTTTGATTGCGTGATGCTCGTATTTAATATTTGATGGCCTGGAATCATCTTTGCATCTTTTGTTGCTACAGGACTAGTGGCGCAGCCAGCAAGAGCTGCGCTTAGTGCCAATAAAGCTATTTTCCTCACAAGTTATCCTTGACTGTAATTAAAATCCAGTATTCAGCTTACTCCATAATGGATTCAAAGAACGCCTCAAGCCTCTCGGTTTCATCTTTTTCCTGTGGTGCGGCGGGTTGCCATTGCAATAACATCTCTTCCATGCTGACATCGTGACCACGTGACTGATAAATTGCGCTGGCTATCTGAGCTGTTTGAAAATCCCCACGCCGATCACTGATGGGACTAATAGCATCGTACTCGATCCACATCGCCAGTTCACTCGCCGTCATTGTTGCTTGTAACTCGTGAAGAGTTCGGCCTAGTCTGAGCGCGAGCGCCATCAAAAAGGCCATACCCGGCGATTTTACTTTTTTTCCGCATCCTCTATGTCACTCTTGCTTAATGCCAGCGTCTGGCGCAGTAAGCGGGAGTGAACAGGGCCATAACTACAAATGAGTGTATCTGCATCTTTGTCACTGAATACCCGAACACCAGCCTCGTCGAGCAGGACATCAACAAACAGCACCACGTCAGCCATTGTATTGCTGATGATTCTAGTTTCAATGTCAGATACATCCCCTGGCTCCTCCTCCGTTTTAATGTGAGAAATAGAGCGCATCCACGCCGGGGCGGAGGGCTCGCGAAGTATGACATCAACCCCCCCCACTCCGCGACAGTTACAGTTTCATGCCGAAAGCCCGCAAGTGGGGCTGTCGCTATTGAACGCAAGTCCTTTTTAGTCATAATTATGCAGCCTCGGTAACAGTGAAATCACACGTTGCAGTACTGATCATGTTTTTCTCGAAGTCATCCGCATTTTCCGTACTGATAACCACGTTTGCATCTTCGCGATCAAAAATCTGAGCGCCGACGTTGAATGCGCCAGTAAGAAATTTACCGACGAACGCCGCCGTTTCCGTAGCGACAACGGGCAAGCCCCATAATGTCGGAGTGGCCAGCGCAGCAGGGTTACCCAGAATGTAGCGGCCTAAAGTGTCTTTAATTAGCTCAATCTTGGCCCAATCAATGAAGTGCAATACATGCCCAGAGGCTGGGAAGCGCGCAAGCTGCGACTGCAACATAGCCAGACGTAGATCATCAATGCCGCTCTGTTGGGCAACCACAAATGCCGGATCAAATACTGACGCCTGCGGCATGATGCCCTCAAGATGAACACCGGTACCATCACCAAACAGAATCTCTTGCTCTTCAGCATACTTCAGGCCGAAACGCATTTCGGTATCAACTGTTGACTGCAACTGGGCAAAATCGTCCAAGATCTGCTTTGAGGCTTTGAACAGGTGGGCGATAGTGCGAACTGGCGTGATTTTTTCACCGAACTGAATATCGCTGTAAGGTTTTTGCGTGCCTTCAGCGACAACCCGCGCATTATTTGTGAAGCCAGTCTGCTGGATCCAGTAAATTGTGGGTGATGTGGTTCGTCCAGGCGCAAGCAAATCACGGATAAACAAGCGCTGCTTAGGTGCAACATCAATACCCGGCAAACGGTGTGGTGCGACAATCTGCCCTGGCACATCGACAGACAATAGTGCCGCCTTTACCGGGATACTGATCCGCTGATTACCCGCCAGACTGGCGGCAAATTCCTTTAGTGACTCGCTAGATATGACTTGCTGTCCAATTGATTCCGCAACTTGAGCAGCCCTGCTCAATGGCATCTGGGCAACGTGCTGCTCCAGTTCGCCCAATGCCACTTTGAGGGTTTTCTCTGCGGCGGTCAGCGCGTTAAACTCTAGCGCCATTTTGTCTACCGCGTCTTTCGTCGAGGCGGAGAGCTGACCCGCATTCTTGGCCTCTGTCAGCGCCTCCTCTGCCTTTGTGTTAAACTTGCTCGTGGCTTCTTCCAGTGCGGCGGAAACCTTTTTCAGTACATCGTTTACATCAGGCATATATTCTCCAGATTATTGGCACGCCGCTTTCAGACCGCTTAATGCAGACTCAAAACCGGCTAAAGTTTCAGTATTGATGGTGGTAGCGCTTGGCGTACCGGAGGGAGTAACAGCGGCGCCCGGCATGCTGTCAGTTAAGGCTTTAAGTAGTTTTCGACGCTCTGAGCGTGGGGTATTGGCTTTCGCCAGCAGGGCATCAAGTTTGCGAATAGCTGCTGACGGGCTTTGGTCGTCATTGGCAATTTCATCAGCCGATAACAAACTGTCTGCGAAACCTTTTTCGACAGCATCACTGCCCGCAATGTAGGTTTCATTGTCCATCATGGCTGCAATGTCTGCCGCTGGCAGGCCGGTACGAGCTGAATAGATATCACCCATCGCCCGATCAAAAGGCTCTATATCGATGGCTGCTTTCGCCAGATCGTGGCGGTTGCCTATCATCACAATCCAACAGTTGTGGATCATCAGAAACGCCCCGCGCCCGATCTGAATCTCATCACCAGCCATGGCAATAATGGAAGCTGCTGAGGCGGCAATACCCAGCACTTTCACCGTGACTTTGCCGCTGTATTCGCGCAGCAGGTTATAGATAGCCAATCCCTCGAACATGTCACCACCGGGCGAGTTGATGTTAACCGTCACATTCTCGCCGCCCATCGACCGCAACGCGGCAGCAATGCGTTTGGTGCTAACCCCCTCGCCCCAGTAGTCCTGTCCGATCACGTCAAAGATTGAAATACTGTTTTCGCCAGTGGCAGCGGCTTTTAACCCACCGTTCCAGCGCTCTACCGCACTTGGTGAAACCTCGCAGGAAACACCCGCGCACGGGCGTCCCACCGGCGCTGCCGGAAGGCTTTTAATTGTCATTAGGTTCTACTCCTGAGGTTCGGTGTCGTTCTGCTCTGTTGAGCTGGCTTTGGACTTGAGAGGATTAGGCCCTTCCGGGAATAACCACGATTCAAGCGCGGCGCGCGCTTTTTCACCGCCTGATGTGGAATCACTACCCAGCTGATCGAGAGGCGTGAGATTTAGCTGGACGGTATAAATATCACCGCCATCAATAGGAGGTAGATTTTCAAGGCGGCGAACATCATTGCGGTTCATCCAACCGTTTTGTAACGCTGTGGTGTAATAAGCGGAACGGCCCGCACTGTCGGCGCGCAATAAGCCTTCAACAGAGAACTCAGCAAAGTAATCCTCATCACCGGCCAGCAGGCAACGGACAATTTCCTGCTCAATATTAACCAGCAGTGGGCGTAGGGTATTACTCAGGAAAAGAAGATTCATCCCCTCAACACTGGAAGCCCAACTGCTTTGCTTGGTCATGTGGCCCACCATAAAGGGTGGCACCCTGAACCAGCGGCAGATCTCTTCGATACTGAATGCCCGACTCTCCAACATCTGGGCGTCTTCTGGATTCATAGTAACGCTTTGGTATGTTAAATCCGCTTCCAGCACCATGACTTTACCGGCATTTTTCGAACCGGTGAATGCTGAGACGCTCTTGCGTAGTCCCTCTCTTTGATCAGCCTTCAATGCCGTTTTACTGGAAAGAAAACCTGAGTTCTGCATGCCGTTCTCGAAAACCTTCGCCGCAGACTCTTCGATCGCCATAGCTGAACCAAACACATCTCGACCGGTATTCATCGGCATTAGCCCACACATGCCATCCAGGCCAAATCCCCGAATGTGCATCATGGTTTTAACCGGAACAACCCGCTTCCTGCCGTTCTCTGTATATGTGTATTCAAGCAGTCCGCTGTCCAGCCGCCTAACAACCATATTCTGCGGCAGTAGCGGAATAAGAGAGATAACACGATTATCGAACCAACAACAAAGCATTGCCATGCCAGCAGAATAAAGGGTTTACCCTCATGCTCACCGCCGTTCAACTTCAATATTTTGGCGAAAAAGTCTATCGCTCGACTTGCTGACTCCACGTCCCACATCAAGCCTCTTGCGGGGCCAAACTCCAGATCACGCAAATGCCGGGCGCAAGAGTGACGAATATCGGGGCCAGCAAGAATGGTTCCTGCTGTTACATCCATTGCGTATTGCGTTGCAGGATCAACCGAAGAACTGGGCGAGCGGGTCTTCTTCTTTTTCTCCGCCATTCACGTTCACCTTTGTTCTCGCAGCTGGGGTAAGTCCGAATTCAATTAAGTAACCTTTGAAGCGGCGATCCGCATCTGCAAGCTGCCCTACTGCGGGATGTCCTTTAATAAGAAAATCCCCCATCTGGGTTTTGGTCATATAGGTGTTGCCCTCGATATCAATCTGCTGGCGCAACCGAAGGATTTCCGCATACAGATCACAAAGGCGTTCCAGTGCCATGGTATCGGCAACGGTCAACACGCCCATCTGATCCAGCAGTAAAGTCAGCCGCCCCCAAGCCGCCTTACCCCAATCAGTTAAATGAGCGGGAGGGCTTGGAATTTCTCGGGCTGGTTGAGGTTCATTCTTATTCAGTGGGCGTTTGCCCGGATTGCCGGTGACCACCTTTAAGTGGGTCGGTTTTGGTCGGCGTCCAGCCATGAAAAACCTCCCAAAAAAAAGTTTTCAATTCGCGATTGTGCACAGAAATGGGGATGGTAGGTCTTTGGGGGTCAAGGCCCTGAACTTTCGGCCCACCCTCCCGTTAATGATAATGATTATCATTTGAATCAATGACACCCCCTGCCTTTCATGGTAATGAGATTCATTATCGTTTGTTCCAGTGCGATGCAGGATCAATCGGCGTGCCATCGTCTGTACAGCCCGCGACATAGCCGCTCTTCTCTTGCCGCTGCTTAGTCGAATCATGATGTTGCTTGCACAGTGCCTGCCAGTTCTTTCTGTCCCAGAATAGCTTCTGGGCCTTGGCTATATGTATTGCATTGCCTGACATCAACGCCTCTTTCAGCTTGTGCCGCTCGATGTGATCGACGACTGTAGCGGCCTCTATCCGTCCCTGTTGCTTGCACATCACACACAGGGGATTATCACGCAGGAAAGCCGCCCGAGCTTTAGCCCATCGGCTACCGTATACCCTTGGCTCTTTCATGGCTTACCTGATGAATGAGTCACGGTTGTTGAGTAGACTGATGTTTTTCTCTGCTGAACGCAAAGCCTTTGATAGAACAGTAAAGTCTTTCTCACAGTGACGCTCAATACGTTCAAGCTGATGCTGAATATTAATAGCATTAGCGATGATTGCAGCGACGCCTGCCTCTAACTGCTTAATGGAATTCAGAGAGGCTTCAATCTTTGATGCGGGGACTGCCCCATCTAATATAAAGCTATCAATATGAATGCCAGTACGGAGTGAGTATGTTTGGCCTTTATCAACAGCGAGGACAGCAGGTAATGGTGCGGGGGTTAACTGCTTTTGCAATTCAACAGCTCGCTCCAGCCTAGCAATCAAGCTATCAATCGGGGCTGTATCAACGTTGACTTTAATCTCAATGGTCTTCATTTAGAGTTTCCTGCTAGTTGGATTTTTTATTTGGGGTAAAACCCCGTAATTTGTTGAATGGCTGAAATCTGAAACCTCTATAGATCGGAAGAGC